TCATTGCCATCATCTTTAACGCATTCTGCTAACTCTCGCAGAGATTCAGGTATTTTACCAGCTTCAAACAACCATCCCAATCTAAGGCCTAAACTTCTCCTTACTGTAGCTACAGGCCCCCCCTCCTCAGGTAATAAAGACTTTGTCGCAAAGTCCAGACAAAGACGATACATAGTGGCTGCGGCGTTAAAGCAATTAATACTCAAGCATTTCGAACCTTCATTGAAAGCTATTCTAATATTTTCAGGAAGGTATTGTGGCGGAGGAGGAACAAAAACATCCGCAGGAGTAACAACACCTACAATATAATAGAACTCAGTAATATTAAACTGTGCATTTTTCCAATCAACTCCCGCAGGGGAAACGCTCATACTTGGATTTCTGGGCAATATTTCGAAAATGGAAGCTTGGTAACACGACCTACATATGCAAAATATTTCTCCCTCTGGCTCAAGGTCTGGGTTTATATCTCTTTTAAAAGGCCCGGCACCAAAAACATCAAAAGTTATTTTCTTCGCATTACAACGCTGGCAATCTTCCACTAAATGTACGGCCATTGCTTTTCTCCTTTACTTATGCAACCGAGACAATGCTTATGAGCTGAATTAATTACTTTAGAGAAGAATCACTATATAACCCTAGCCGAGAAAAAACACCTGTTTAAACTACCATGTGTGCAAATGGTTATGAGCGTTCTAACGCACAGAGG